CAGGGTTAAAAATTGTTGCAGACATAAGCTCTCCCCTTAAGGACAATACCATTCGGTTGTCCCAGCCAGAGCGAGCTTTACCAGTGTCTACGGGTGTCACCACCTTGAGTTGCTGAGTACCAATCTCAACTAGTTGTTTGATTTGAGGATTAGCCAACATGTTGACTTCCCGTTCTATTCTTTTTAATTCTTCGTCAAAGTTTACAACTTCCAAAGAGACTTTCATTTATCACCATATAGGTTTCCAATCAGAACCGTCTCCACCAACAGCAGCTTTCATCTTAGCGAGGAAGACGCCTTTAGGTAGAGCTTGTTCTTCAGTAGGGATACCTTCCTTTAAGAGTTTAAGTGTAGGGAATAAAGACTCAGCATTACCTTTGTAGCCCTGAGCTTGTAGTAACATAAATGTTCTTTGGTCTTCCCGATACCCAATAGGTCTCTTGCGGAAATACATGGCCCAGTTTAATAGTTCTTCATGTGGCATTTCTTCCATCACTTTATAAACTGGCATACCTAATGCAAAGGCAATCTCATAAATCGTCTCTTCGGACCTGCTTAGTTTCCCTCAGTTGTTCCCATTCCAGAAACAGCTACGACTTTTTGCGATAGTTCTGACAACTCACCCAGTGGGAAGTTAGAGAACTCTTCGTCAGAAATTTCGTCTGCGCCAATTACTGCTAGCCGCAGGATATCACGAAGAAGCTTCATTTGCTTTTCTTCATCTTGCTTTCCCTTTTGAGAAGCATTGATTACTTTCTGAAGTTCAAGAATTTCACCAACTGTGAGTTTCTTTACTTCAACTTCGTCGCCCATAAAAGGGACTTTTTGTGTCATTGTTTTGCCAACGAGATGTTTCATTGTTTTTATCCTAACTTATCTTTGTCTGAAAATAATTCTGAGTTATGAGCTTGAAAGTCATCAAGCATTTTACGTACTGTATGTAAGACTGAGAGGGTTTCCATGATGTCTTGACCTACTTGTGAGTTCTGGTCAAAGTCTTGGAACCTTTCAAATGATTTGCGAATACTGATATCAACACTGCGTCTCATGTGTCTGAATGTAGTACGCATTACGAAAGCCTTAGAGAATGGTTTATCCATAATACTACCTTAATACTAGAGTCAGGGAAGCCTCCGAAGAGACCTCCCTTAATGTTATTACAGAGTCGCTGGACCGAAGAAGTCGGTTTGAGTTGACAAAGTAACAGTAGCAGTCGTGGCATCGGTCAAAGACGCGTTTAACAAGATAGCTTCAATTTTACCTACAAAGTAGAATTCGGTGTTTGTAGGAGTCAAAGTTGTAGCAGCGCCTTCGTCTTGAGTAACTGGGCTAGCAGCCATCATGAAGCGGAATACACATTCTTGTCCGATAAGAGTGTGGAAAGCAGTCATGTCGTCTGCAACGTAGTTAACAGTAACTTCTAGGCTAGGTGCATCGGCCTGACCTTGAACCTGTGAAGAGGTTGCTTGTCCGAAAACAGGGACGTTTACGATGTTTGCAGGTGTACCAACTGAAGGGAATTCCCGAACAGAAGGCATACGCTTGTGAGTTGCGTCAGCAGTACCAGCAACAGTACCAACAAAGTATGCGGCACATTCGGCAGCAGTAGACTTCGTGGTAATAGTACCAGTAAAGATGTCAAGGTACGAGTAGATACCCGACCCCAAGTTAGAAATGTGAGCCATTTGTTATTCTCCGTATGATTTAAATGGTATAAAGTATGTAGCTGAATACAGCGATGAATTTGAAGAGTCTAGCCCTTCAACGCTCAAATAGGAAGTTCCAAGCTTTGTATTATTAGGTAAGGTTTTGCTGTCTAGAACAGTGTCAAGAACATCAGCAATAGCCATTAGTCTTAGTTGCCCGTGACCTGCAGGGACAAATATCTTAACAGCGACAAGACCATCTATTTGTTTTCCAGCATCAAAAGAATGATGTTGACTGGAAGAAGGCAAAACATTTAGTATAGCATACTCTTTAATACCCGCCATCTTACCCTGATAGTTATTAGGGAATGTAGGTATTTTAGCAGCCTTCCAAACATTACCAGCAAATACAGACTCAATATCTTCAAGAATATCGTCAAACAGTTGTGCCATGTTACAAACTCCTCAATAGTGTTACATCAATAGAGTAACCGTTATCTGAGTAATCAGCCATGCGGTATTCAACACTGTCTACTTTAATTACGTCATAAACGTCTAAGTTTACTCCGCTTTTAAGTATAGCAGTTATTTTAATACCTTCATTAGAAGACTTAGTGTCTAGCATAATGATGCTTACTGTTTCTGATTTTGATGTTGATATAGTCTTGCCTTTAGCAAAGTCATAGCTAGTGGCAGTTGTATTTGATAGTGTGGCTGTCTTTACTAAATCTCCTGCAGCCGTAAACGCCTTGTCTACAGCACCTTTGATTTTAGCGGATAAAGACATTAGTTAGCCCTCCACCACATTCCACCAAGACCAGTAGAACGTCCACGATGGATTAGTTCTTTAATAGGCTTAGTTGATTCATGCGGTTTCTTTGATATTCTTGTTACATCACCGTTAGAATCAGACAACGAGATTGAACCGATAGATATAGACTCATAGTTAGTAGTCTGACCTAAAAGAACATCCTCGTTGTTGATTAGATGTAATGCTTGTTCATACACAGCAATCTTGACCTGATTAGGTACAACATCGTTCGCAAGAGATATGTTAGAACCCATTTTGTTTGAGTAATAAATAACATTCTTACGAGGCCATGCAAGAGCTTGGGAGGAACTAACAGCAGAACCGAGCCATGCGTTGTCATCAACCATACTTGTGGCTGTAACCAATGCTTGTTCTTTGACATCTGTTATTGCAGAAAACCAGTTGGCGCTGTCAATGCGAGTGTCAAAATACTCGTTAGCATCTGCTATAGAGACGTAACAATTTGTATTAAGAGTCAGTGCCATTAGTTCACTCCTATTATATTAAGCGTGGAAGATAGGCAGAATGCCCAAGTTCAGCGCGTCCATTTTACGGCTATACGAAGCAGCTGCAGCCAAAGTGGTGTTAGTTGCGAAAGCAGAAGTAGAACCCGCCCAGTCGTAACCCATTGGGTGCATTGCATAGCCCCAACGATACCATACGTTAGTTGAACCACCACCAGTGTAAGAAGCCGCATTGCGGTCTACTTCAACAGGAGTTGGGATTGGCATAGCAGCAGAAGCAATAACTCCTGGCTTCAGAACAAAAGAACACTTGGTTGAACGAGCGTTCAGGTCGCCAGAGGCAGCACCAGAAATCATCTGGTTGGCACGAGTCATAATCAAGCGGAATTTACCAGCAAAGATTGTGTTGAACTCAAGATTACCGTCTGTGACGAGGGTTTCGTCAATCAGGTTAGCAGCACGCATTTCAGCCATAACTTCTGGGCTGGTTACGAGGTACATAAAGTCTGGTTCGTAGTCTTTGAAAGCAGCGCCGATAGAACGGAACAAACGCTCACCACGGGCAGCGCCAGCAGCAGACGAGTCAAACAACTTGCGCTCGTCACTAGCACCAGTTGCAGCAGCGCCATGAAGACCTAGTGCGTTGATGTCACAGAACATGCCAGTTGCAGCTGTATCTACGTCTGTGTCAAACGCGATAACGCCACCTGCACCTGAACCACCTTTGTCACCAAGGGTAACTTCGTTCAGTGCAACACCTTTAAGTACGGACAACAGAGCGTCATGCTCGTCTTGTGCGCGAACTTCAGCAAAGTCACGAGCGATTTTCGCCAGACCGTCTTGCTTAGAAATAGTTTCTTGCATGTTTACTTGCTCGGCACCAAAAGTACGAACAGTCTTTACAAAGTCAGCAACGTCTGTGCTGATGCTTGTGTAGGTTCCGTCAGTTGCGCTTGAAAGGCTTGCAACGTTGACAGTAGCCGACAAAGGCTTGTACCAGCGGAATTGGCCAATGAACGATTCACCTGAAAGGTCAATACGTTGGTCAGGAGCAACGATACCAGTGCTGTTCAGTTTCTTAGCATTGGTGTAAGCTTCATCGCCATAAGCGGAGATTGCCAGAGCGATATTCTGGAAGTCAGTATTAGTAATAGGCATGATTTATTCCTTTATAGATAAAATATAAGGTTTAGTAGTTGTAACTACCTAGTTTTCCCTTAGCTGCAAGAGCAAGGATTTCTTGAGTAGACATATCGCCGATAGCTTTTGATACGTCTGTGGAAGGCGCTCCTGCAGGAGAACCTGAACCTGCTCCAGTGTTAG